AGGAACCATTGTTAATACAAACATAGACTCTGAAATCGCTATTCATCACATAATATTTTGCATCATAAAGTCTTGTAGAAGAAGTTTCTGGTGACTTATTATCAGAACTATAATCGTGTCTGAATATTTCATACGTGGTTCCACGTTTCCAGTCAACTCTTCTTATTAATCTTCTAATATTAGAAGTGCTTAGTTTTTTACCAAATAGAATAGTATCTTGTGCGTGGTTAATATAACTAAAATTATCTGTAGGGTCAGGTGTTGCACTATCCCAGTTATCAACTCTACCAAAACCAACTGGAGCAGCTGGATTTGCTAAACCCACGGTAATATAGTATGAGTTACTGGTATTAGCTACCGACTCAATAAAATTGTTCGCGTTTAATATTCTGAATTGGTCAGTAATTATTGCCGACATTGTTAGACAGTTTTCTTTCTATTTATTACTTTAATCTGGGAGTATTTTTCTGATCGCTCCATTATCCCTCAAACCGTAACCTCTTCTTTGCATTAGAGGGTATGTTGAGAGACCTGAAGTTACAGTTCTACCAGAGACTCCTATGGAAATTGGTTCAGAATTTCTTACAAAATTAGTAAGTCTTCCCCAAGAATAGTATCCATTAGGATTATATATCGAAGCTCCAAGTGCCTGTATAGCAGTAGTTACTGTATCAGACTTAATATTACATACAATTTCATTTGCAACAGGGATTTGATGAACTCGATAGACGTTATCAACAAACTCTGTTCCTACTCCGATAATATCATTATCATGTGTGTATATTGAAGTAACACCACTTCCAACTGTGGTATCAGTAACAACGATATGATAACCAACTTGTAAATCAGTAGTATTATCGGTAAAGAATTTGATTGCTAAATCAGTTCCAATACCCGCAACTGTTGAAATACCAGTTATGATTCCAGTGTTACCTTGAACATTTTGGATGTTTGTTACTTTCTCTTTTATTAGTCTTGGTTGAGGTATGATTATTTGAGGAGGAACAGGTACATTAAGTGAATTGGTGTATCCAAGACCTACATTAGTAACACTTATTGATGCGACTGATCCATTTGTGATGGTAGCAGTTCCTGTTGCTGTTGTACCAATACCAACTCCAATAAATTTAGGAGAAGAGAATTTAACATCAACAGTTGCTGTTGTGTATCCAGTACCCACATTTGTTATATCAATTGTAGAGGTATCAACCCTTCCAAGGGCATCAACTCCTACAGTTGCTGCAGCAGAAACGACATTAATATCATCCAATACAACAGCATCAACGTATGCGGTTACTACACTAGACTCATTTTCTTCATAATTAAAGAATTGTCCATTATCAAGAAGAATATCAGTATCTCCAATATTAACATCTCTGATAATTCTTGAAGTTGGGAATATCATTCCCTCAATAGAATCTCTTGATTTAGAAATTTTCCTTCCATTTACAAAGAGATCTCTCTTTTGTTTAGTCCAATTGACATTTCTATCATTAGTCTCATCAATTCCAACATCGCTATAGATATTAGTTTCAATTCTATCCGATGATACTATATCATAAACTATTCTACCTTCTGATTGATTTACAGAGGTTTCAATTCCAGCTGCTTTTCTAACTGATAAAGTATCTCCAACTTTAACACTTTCAGCAATATCTGTTTCTACACTATCAATACCCCTTGTTCCATTATAGAAGAATATAGAAACTTTATCTTCTTTTTTAAGTGGTTCAAGGAATTGTATTGAAGATCCACCATCAAAGATATATGCTTTTGATGGTTCTTGTAGAACTCCATTGATAAAGACAATTAATACAGAATCAATATCAATTAGTTTTGAATCATTATCATTTGTATCTAATTGGAAACTAACTAACTCAGCATTATAGAAAAGTGGGAATACTGTTCTAACATCATCCTGAAGAACATCAATAGGATCAATGAAGTCTAATTGACCAAATTGCCAAGAAGCAAATTTGTCAGAGAATACTTCAACAACTTCCAACTCAAATGGTTTTAATGGTTTTTTCAATCCTTTTGCTGTTACCAATCCAACAGGTGCAAACACATCTCCAAGTTGGAATGCATATCCTGCACCTTTGATTGAGAAATCAGAAACTTCAAAGAACTTAGCAGGAGCAAATGATTTCTTGGATGTTACTGTACCAAAACCAATAGCACTAGTAACAATACCAACGAATGAATTAATTGCTGATCTTACATTAGCACAACCATTAGGATCTGTGTTATATCCAACAGCAGGATCTGCTGTAATTGTTAAATCAAATACTTGATCTCTTGTTGTATAATCAGATTTAGCAATCGCTACATTATTAATAACTTTACCTGCTAAATCGCGAGCAGCGTGGAATACAAATATAGATTCTTGTTCCTCTCCTGCAACATGAGCACCAGTAATATAAAGATTCGCAGCATTCCATGTTTCATCATTACCACCAAATCTTAAGTTAAACGCAACTGCTTCAAGAACATCAATAACATCATCCTTACAATTCTGACTTCCACCAGGAACACTGAATGAAGGATAGACATCTAACATTTCTCCAACAGAAATATCAGCAATAAATTCTTTATTTGCTTCTATTAAATCAGCAGCATCTGCAAATCTATTTGCAAATATTGGTTTTGAATTAGGTCCTAACTTAAGATTAATTAATTCGTTTATTCCAGTTACAGTTGTTGCTCCAATACCTCTTCTACTTACACCTGTAATATCTAAGTCTGTGTATGTTGGTTCATCAACTAACACATCTGGATTAACATATCCAGTACCACCATCTACGATAGTAAATTTAAGTTGACCACCTGTTCCATTTACAGATGTTCCTGCATTAACTGTAATTGTTTCAGTTGTTGTTGCACCTATACCTAAAACTGCTCTGTGTATTGGATCTGTTGCTCTTGGATATGAATGGAATGTTGCATGATTATCTTGTGCACAAGTAAAGGTTAAACTTCTTGTATGAATACCAATTGAACCATTCGGACCATCAGTTCTAATATTACCAGGTTGTGCACCCACAAATGTATGTGTGGATGTGTCTGATGATGTGCCTACAACTACAGTAAATGTGTCTGCATCAACTTTAGTTATTGCTAACCATCTACCACTAGCAGGATCATCCTCTCTTGGGTAATAATGTTCAGATATATTATTATCTTTTGCACATGTAAATGTAAATGAGTTATTTGCAAGTTGAACTCTTTCTCCAGTTACCATACCATGAGGAGTGCTTGTATTTACTGTTAATACTCCTGTAGAGGGGTTAAAAGAGGCACTACTGGTTGTTAATATACCCGCAGCTGTAAATCCATGTCCTGCACCAAGATTCAATACAAGATCACCTGTGGACGGTTCGTAAGATGCTGTGGATATTGATACACTAGAATTTACACTTGCACCAACATTAATAGTAAATGCAGTTGATGAAGTTACAGTAACTGCGGTTGTTACTCCTGCAATTGGATCATGAGGACGAGGATAAGCATGAACAGTGGCAAAATGATCTCTTGCACATTTAAAGTTAATACTACCTTCATCAAGAGTAATAGTATCGCTAGTGCTCATTCCGTGTGCGGAACTAAATGATAATGTTAATACCCCAGATATTGGATCGTAAGATGCACCATTAGGTGTTTTTTGATTACCTACCTCTGAACCACTTTGAACGTTTACAGCACCTGTGGATGCAGAATCAAAGGTATGTAAGTATTGTCCACCATAATAAATGTTATTTGCTGTACTGTACCAGAACTTATGTTCATTAGTAAGAACTTCTGCAGTTATATTTGCGGTGTCTCCTGTATGTCCTAACTCAAATACGCTAACACCGACTGCAACTCTTCCATTATAACCTGATCCAAATGCTCTAGAAGTAGAATTATAGTAAGGATATAGTGTTCCAAATCCAACATAAGTTTGATCTACTGTACTAATTCCTACTTTTACTTTAACTCTAGTTGTATCAACTATCTGAGTAATTGGGAATATATTTCCAAGAGATGAATTACCATAAGTTACGATACCTACTGCACTAGTAAATTTCATATCTGTTAGATAAACATCTTCATTCTGAGCATTAAGATTATGAGCACTTGATGTAGTTACATCTAATATTCCAGTTTGATAATCAAATGAAGCAGTGCTTATGCTGTATCCAGGTGTGGTGTAAGTTGGAATACCAATTATTCCTGAAATAGAACCACCTGCACCGATAACAGGCAATATGTCAGCACCCAATAAAGGAGCAAATCCTAAACCAGTTGTAGATCCAAGAGAAATTATTAATCCACCTTTAGGGAAAGCATTCTGATTAGGATCTTCTAGAGAAACAACAGGAGTTCCATCAGTAGATGTTATACCTGTGAACACAATTTCAGAATCTGATCCAGATTCCTTATAGAAGAAATTATTTCCTGCATTATTATCTGTTGTTGGAGTTTGGAATATTCCATTTATTAATACTAAACCACTTCCAGTTTCTATACCAGTTGTACTAACTCCTGAATTTCTAACTGTAAATGTTTGAGCGATACCTGTAAATTGATTAGAAACATCATCATATATCAAGTTGCTTGTATAATCTTTTCTCAAGAACACTCTTCCATTGAAATCAGAGAATCCTTTGGGAAGATTACTTTCGTTAAGGGTTACTAAACCACTTCCTTTTGGTGGATCAGTAAAGAATATATTTTGTCCAGAGAAATTATATGAACCTCTATAAACTCTTGCTGCTGTTCCATCGGTATGTAAAGTTGCTGCAGTACCAACATAACCTCTTACAACCTCAACAAGTCTTACATCGCCATTGCTTATTGGTCCTACTGATGTTGTTCCTAAACCAACACCACCAACTTTCATATATTCATCATCAATTTTTAATATGTCTCCATTACGTATAGAAGAAATACCAGTCATTGAGAACACAGTTGATGCTGTTCCTATCTGACCACCATTTGCTTCTAAATCATAAACAATTGGGGTATATGCAATTGGAGATTGTATTACATCATCAATAGCAATTATTGCTTTCTCCAACTTCTTAACCATTTCAAATGAATGCTTATTACCATTTCCTTCATCTGTAAAGGTTACTGCAATTCCTGCAGCTGCATATTCAGGTCGTGTAGCAATTTTAAATTTTTCGTTATTAGTTCTAATCGCATAAACTTGATATGGAAGTTTATTAGTTACAACACCAACAGAGTCAGCAGTTACTCCAATACCAATAGATGTAGATGTAAGACCTGCTACTGATGATCCTGCTCTATAAATTAATTCTTCTCCAGTTTCAAAGAAATGGTTAGTTATTGAAAATTCACCAGTTGTTTTGTTTAAAACTGCAGTATCTGCAGGATCCCAGAATTTTTGGAATATAGGAGTGTCCTGATAATCCATTCTAAAGGATGTTTTATTGATTCTAGAACTATTGGTCGCATCAAATAAACCAATACCAAATTCTTGTGTTTTTATAGAACCATAGTTAATATTTTGATATAGATTTTCTGTTTCTACTTCTTGGTATAAAACTTCATTAAATGATTTGATAGTAACAATACCAGTTACAGAAGAATCTGGATAAAACTTAACTGCAACATTTGATCCATCAATAGCAGCACCAAATGTTCCTATTCCAGTTGTGCTTCCTACAGATAAGAAAGGATATTGTGTTGAATAAGTATCTGTGCTATCAGGACTTAATGTTAATATTTGATGTAATGCATATGTTGAACCATAACTTACACTAACTAAAGACTTAATAGAATTAGTTAATGTTGCATCTGCACTAAAGATTGTAGTTTCTCCAGTTCCAACAGTAGAATTACCTGAGAAATATGCACTTCTTTCATTACCATCTGCTTGAGAAGTCCCTATCTTAAATCTTAAGGCACCATCAGAATTAGATGTAGAACCAAATCCAACAGCATTTGCTCTAACAGTTACTGGAACAGTAAGTGGGTTTGTATACGATAATGTAAGTTTTCCATTTGCTACGGAAGCATCAAAGTTTGAGAAATCATTACCACTAAATCCTTGAGCTGAATCAGAATCAAAATAGTAATCACTTACGTAAGTATCTGTACCATCATGATGAATGTATAATTCTGTATAATTTTGAGTAAATAAATCATTTGCATTTAAATGCAAATGAACATGCATAGCATCAAAGTTATCTGAATCATATTCAAGTATTGTATTTGTAGATCCAACTCCTACAATAGCATTTGTAGATTGATTCTTAATTAAACCAATAGATGTAGATGCTAATCCAACTACGTTACCATTAAAGGTATCTTTGATGAATTTAACATCATAATCAATATTAAACACATCATTAGGTGTAAATCTTAAAGATAAAACGTCAAACTCATCAACAATTCCTGTTAACTCAGCAAATTCAATTTCAGTATAACCATATTCATTAGTTGTTGTGTTTGCTACACCTGTAGTGGATAAGTATCCTTTTCTTAAAGTAAATACTGATTCAAATTGTGGATCATGAAGCATAATTATTTCATAAACCGCATTTTGTAAATTATCAGTGCTTCTAACTTGAACCAAATATCTTGCAAAATCTTTTCCAGACTCATCTAAATCTATAAATGTATCATTTACATTTTCTTTATTTGTAAATTGCTTACTTACATCATCAATTACAAGAACTCTATTTGTTTTACATATAACACTATCAACAAAACTCTTAAATCTAAATTCAAGGAATTTAGAAGAATTTCTACCTTCTATTATCTGAGTATCAGCATCTCTAGCTTGAGCAAATCCAAAAATTGTATCAACTCTGGATTCATTTATTAAATCAAAATATGTTAAAGATTCTACAGTTGTTAATCCAATACCAACTGAAGTATTAGTTGCTAATCCAACATCAACAAAGTTTTTTAAACCAGTTGTATGAACTAAACGATTAATTACATCTATTGAATCTTTATATTGAATAGGACTTTTAACAGAATATGATAAATTCTGATAATAATCATTATCAGGAAGAACTTGAATGTCATTATTGAGCACCCCTGTATTTTTCTTCCAACCTCTATTTGATCTTACAGAAAAATCAATATCAAATTTAGCATCACTCTTAATAATATTTGATATTGTTCCAGTTGAACCTGATTGAACTCCTCTAAGTATATCTCCAGATTTTATTTTGAATTTACCAGATGTTTTAATATAATCAGGTAAAACTGTAGTTACGTTTAAATCTGTTAGTTCGTCATTGACGATTAACTGTTCTCCAGAAACATATTTACTTTTTCCTTGTGTAACTTTAAACACAGGATAATCAGACCTTTTAATTATAGATGCAAATGATCCCTGAGTTGTATCTGCTAAACCTGGATTCGTAGTTAAACCTGCCACACTAAACTTAAGTTTTGCAGGAATTAAATTTTCATAAGATATTACTTCAAAGAATCTAAATCCATAATCTTCAGAGTTAAATCCACTACCACCTATTCCATTCTTAGTAATTCCTTCTACAAATATTTGTTCCCCAACACTAAAGATAGAAGTACTAAATCCAAGTAAAGGTGTAGATAAGAAACAAGTAACTATACCACTAGTTGAAGTTTGCATAGTGGATATGCCAACACCGTTACTGTTATTAACAGTGAATAAATTCTTACTATTAAAATTAAGTCCTGTTGGTTGCTCAAAGATGTTAACAGAAGAAACTGAACTGGACTGAACCTCGGTTGTTAATATTCCATCATCAATTCTTTCTCCTGTAATTGAATCTACAATAACAACATCGGGTGGTGTTGTGTAATTATCTCCACCATCAACAATCTGTACATCTGTTATTGTTAAATTAGATCTTAGTTCAAGTGTGGATGGTATATTTGCTTCGGGTCTAAGTGTTTTATCTGTATTATATTCAAATGCTTGATCAATAACTCTTATTTCTTTTATATTTCCTACTGTTGGAGATTGAGCAAATAGTATAGCATCACTACCATTTAACGTTGTAATACTTGCAATACCAGGTAATTGTTTATAATCATTACCTTGTGATATTATTTTAATTTTAGAAATAGGACCAGAGGCATTCTTAGAATCAGTACTATATTTCATAGTCCTGGTATTATCTGGTGTATAGAGACTTAACTCAGGATCTTTAAGTAAAGATATAACAAATGATGTGCTAGCTACACCGACAACAGAATATGTACCATCATACTTACTATCATCAAATGTGATTTGATTATAATCAATAACTGTTGAATCTGCTGTGGATATAAATCCACCTCTTTCTACATTATAGAATAGTGGTTGTGTAGGATCTGGTACAACATCAATTAAAGAATCTGTATAAGTTAAAGTAAATGAAGCAGTTGATGTTACACCGACAGTTCCAACTCCTGAAGTTGAGAATGTTGTTGTGTTTGCAACAGATACAAACTGATTTTCAAATGTCTGATCAGTATATAAGTTAAACTTAAATCCTTGTAAAGTAGAATCTGATAAATCAAATACAACATTATTTCCTCTAGTTGGGAATAATCTTGGGTTAATAGCAGAAAACTCCTGCTCTGCTCCACCTGTAGATCCTATCGAAACAATCTTAGGAGGAGATGATATAGAATCTTCATATGTAAGTGCTAATTTAAATCTATTTTTATCAATCTTATAAACATAAAATAAACCAGGTTCTAATCCAGTTGCTACCTCATCTGTAGCGTTATAATAAACTTTTTCTCCAGTTATAAACGGATGATTATTAAGAGTTATAATATTGTCTAAAGTATCAATGGCGGTTGAAGTAAATCCAATAGGATCAATAACAAGTTTTTCTATATCAAAATTATATTTAACTCTTACTTTAGTAGATGTTCCTATTCCAACAGATCTACTTGGCACAACATTTAATGTTATATTATCATTTGGTTGTAAATTATGTGCGGTTGATACAGCAATTACTGCATCATTTTTCTGAACAACACATATAATTTTATTCTTAGTTGGTTCTAAAGAATATTCATAATTATCAGAACCATTATTGAAGAAGAATAGACCATTTGTAGATGTGGTTAAACCAACTTGAGTTACAATACCAATAAAGTCTGATGATTTATTAATAACAAAAAGATTTTGATCTGTATCTCCAATATCAAATGTTGCGGAAGATTCAGTATTTGCTACAGAAATAGAATTACCACCCGCGTTCTTCCTTAATATTACTCTTTCTCCAGTGCGGAAAGGATGATTTGGTAAGTAAATACTTTGATTAGCAATTGATATATCGTAGTTTCTATCTCCTAAAGGATATTCTACTGTATTTTCAATACCTGCAGTAGATCCAACACCAACAGATTCAGTTGGATTAAAGAATACTTTTTCATTTAATGATGATTCAAAGAAAGGAGATTCTACTGGAATTTCAAATGAATTTGGAAAAACAAATCCTCTAGTAGTGGTTGTATGTGCTGTACCTGTAACACCTCTCTTTGCCCTAATTATACCCCTCTCATTGAATATATTCAATACTGATAATACTTCTGTTCCAATACCGATTGTAGATCCAATTGATAATGAATTAGGTATACTGGAAACATAAATGTCTGTCATAATACCAGAAGTACCATTAGCAGGTATTTCTTGATATATGTTAAAGTTTTCTGTAGATATTGCAACTGTCCTTAATCCTGCAATTTGGTCTACAAATGTTGATAAACCACTTATTGAAATTACATCATTAGTATTAAAAGTATGGAAAGGATCAATTTTAACTGTTATCTTATTGTTACTCCAAAGTAAAGTACAATTTGTAAATTCTGAAACAGAAGATGCAATAGAAGTTATTGTTGCACCTTCTACTTGAGAAATTATTGCACCTGCACCACCACCGTTAGTTCCTTCATTATCAAAGGTAATTACATCATCTACTTTATAGTTAACTCCTGCATTTCTAATATCTACACCTGTAATAGATCCTTTAGTAGTAGATTCAACTACTGATTCTTGACTGAAGAAACTTTGAGATTCAATAATATAATCATTCCTAGATCCAGTTATACCTAATTGATGTGGGAAAGTGTTTCTAACTAAGTCTGATTCATTTAAATCAAAACTTTGATCCTTATCATCTAATTGATTTAATGATCTAAATCTCTTACCTACAAAGTAAGGGAATTTTGGAGTAAAAGTTCCATCAGTTGTTATACCTGCAAAATATGCATAAGTTCCATTTGGATATTCTGGAGTTTTACAGAATCTTGTGTTATGAACATCTAAATCTCCAGTAGCATCATATGTAAAATCTTCAATAAAGAACCCATCAACAAATCCCTGTGGACGATCTACAATAATAGAAGTATCTAATTTGTAACCTGTTTTTAAAGGTCTTACACCCGATGTAGTATCAAGAGGATCACTAAATCCAAAAGGTCCGTAAATTGGATGTCCGTCATAAGCATATCCAATTATTGGAGAGTGAGTTGTTCCTGTATCATTAAATTCTCCAGATGCTATTTCATTTGAATAAGATAAATTAACATATTCTAATCCTTTCTTAAGAGTAGGATACAAATATTCAGATCCATGTCTTTGAGCATCATTTAAGGTTAAAGATCTAACATTACTGGATAATATCGCATTTTTACCAGCTGATGTAACACTAATACTGGTTTTTGCTTGTGTGTAATTTGTTCCTTCAGATATTACAACTGCTTGAATGAGTTGACCATTTTTAATGATAGGACGAACAACTGCACCACTACCATCGCCAGTTATTGTTACTTCAGGAACAGAGAAATATTCAGATCCTCTTGATCTAACATCAACTCTAATAAGTTTACCACCAACCACAACAGGATATAATGATGCACCTTTACCATTTTTAATACTTACACCAGGTGATTTTTCAAAATTTAAAGTCGTGCTACCGTAACCAGTTCCAGTTTCATAAAGATAAGCATCAATGATATTACCTCTAACATAAGGTGTTGCTGTGATAACCCCTGTACCCGCTGCACCGAATGAAACGTTAATATTTAACTTTATATCTGGATACTTAAATTGATGGAATCCAGACCCTTCAGAGTCCAATTTAATGTAAAGTCTACTATCAAAATTATCTCTAATAGTTCCACCAATACCTGCATCAGCAACCCTAAACTGATCTTTACTCTTTTCAAAGATATAATATTGATTAGTGGTAACTAATCCAGATATAACAGTTCCTGTATTTTGATACTCAACTAAATCTCCCTCTTTAAATCCATGATTTTTAAAGTTAACAAGATGATCTATGGTGGAAATACCAACTGGTTTAACGTTTAATTCTCTATTTTGATAATTAGAACCACCTTCAATAACTCTAACTGATTTTAGAGTCTTTTTACCATTAAATGTTCTAAATCTATGAATACCAGAATTAGAAGTAGTGGTAAATCCAATTGTATTAATTCCTGCTCTGAAATCATTTTCAGAAAAATATAATCTAATTGTTTGTGCATTTACAAATTCTGCAATATATCTTGTATTTTCTACTAAAAATCTATTCTGGTCTGCATTAGAAGCAGCAAAAGTTCCAATACCTAATGCAGGATTACCATTTGTTCTATATACAACTTCTTCTCCATCAGTAAAGTTATGATCTCCTAAAAATGTGATAGTTTCTGCAGATTCTCCTATACCACCACCAAATGTTAATAATCTAGCATCAAAACTAGCACTTAAGAATGATTGTTCAACAACTGGTTCTAAAGCAACTCCGTCACCAGGTCCTCCACCAGTTATACTAAGAGAAATAACTTTATCTAATTCTTTTGTTTGAGGATCTACTAAAATTTTCTCAACAGATCCACTAAGAACAGGTCTTACAAGTGCTGTTGTTCCTGATCCAGTATTAGCAACTTCAATGACTGGTGGATTTATTACATCATATCCAGTTCCTGAGTTTACTACGTTTACAGATGTTAAGGGACCTGCATAAATTTTATCTTGAGATTTATAGTTTTTAATTTCAACACCATTTATCATCATACCAACAGTTTCTGTGGTAGTGTCTAACCCATCATTTTCTCTAGGTATCAATGGAAACTTTCTAAGAAGTTTTTGTGGTTCAAGTTGTTTTTGATAAACAGATCTTAAGGTAAAAGTATGTTTACCTCCAACTCCTACAATTAGAGGTTCAAATTCAAGATTTAAATCTCCTTGAATAAAAGAATTAGATGCATACAGTTTAATTTGTTGTTTATTAGGTAATACTCTAACATAATATGATTTACCTGTATCTAATCCTGTGATCGCTGTGCTCTCTGGTTCATAAACAACTTCATCTCCAGTTAAAAAAGGAACTTCCGTAGGAAAGTTAATAATAGAATATGCTAATTCTCCTACATCTGCTTGTAAAGCATTACTTTCAGTGTTTCCTGCACCAATAAAGGTTATAGCAGTTCCAACCACTATAGATGGTGTTGAGGGTACAGTATCTTGTCTAAATGTATAAGATGGAAGAGAGTTAGATGCGACATACATAAACTCTTCGCCATAAAATCCAAAATCAAGATCTTCGCTATAAACGTTCTGTACGTCCGCAAATAAGTCTGAATATTGTAGAGGTACAAATTTACTTGTAGTCTTCTTTGGTACCCTTCTAATCGAATGTGGGATGCTTGTATCAGTGCTAAATCCAGTATAATCTAATGTTACTTGTTTATCATTAAAATCAATAGCAGTAACTTTAGCATTTGTTAATTTTACTTCTTTAGTGCTATCGTTTATAATATCAACACGGTCATTTATTTTTAAACTTGCCTTATCAATTGAAGATTTTAAAGTAAACTGTTTTGCTCCTGTATCAATACCAGAACATTCATAACTAGAACTTGTATTGTAAATCCATGAATTAGCAAATCTTTGTTTATCTGTACTTTCTAAGGATGATGGATTAGTAATAACATCTCCTAATTCTTTAATTGTTATTTTTTCATTGACTAATGCGAGTCCCGCATCTTTTGCAAGGTTTATATCTGATATTATCGATGCTACTCTTAAATTAACTGGTTTTGTAAAATCTCCATTTTCATAACCAAAAATAATTTTATCAGATCTAATATCATCAGTTGCTGAAATATCACTATCAATACCAGAACAGTTTAAAAATTGATTTAATGTTTTGTCAGTGTATGTTATGGTATTAATACCACTATTAATAGTTCCAGTTGCAGGGAATCCTACAGTAGAATCAACAGTAATTACTGAAGAACCAGCTGAAACATTAGTTAAAGATCTTGTATTTGGAGTTACTTCAAAATCCCCTTCAATAATATCTTTATTACTATATCCAATAAAAAGTGCTAACTTATAATATGTTTTATTGTTTCTAGTTAATATTTCAATTTCAGATACTGCTGCCTTTGTTCTTGGATTAGATTTACTATAAATTGTCTGTCCTACTAACTTATTAACATCTCCCGATAATTTTTCTACTAAAACTATTTCTCTTCTAATATATTCTGCATCTGAAGGTTTTAACAAAAATTGTTCTAGGTCAATGACAGAAGGAGAAACACCAAATAGAACTTTGTAGAGTATTCTAAATGATTCTTCTGTACCTTTTGCTTGATAAAAGGATCTCGCTTCTTTGATAAAATTACCCGCATCTAATTCAGGTACGAAACCAACATCCTCTAAACCAGGTGTATAGGAATATTTTATTTTCTTATAAAATTCTTTTAAAAATAAAGAACTTAAATTTTGTACTGGAGATTTGTTATTATGATTTGCACTAACCGATGTATCAAATACTAATTCTTCTGAATCGCTAATACTATGATAAGAGGTTATTCCACTAAAACCACGCACACATCCCGTAAAAGTATTTGTAGTTAAACCAGTATATGTAATTATTTCATCATCTATCTTAAGAAGACCATACTCATTAGGAAATCCTCTTGTACTTTTAACACTTATAACACTATCTGTTGAATTTGCGTCTGCAGTAAGAGAGGTAACACCTACAATAACTTGTGGTGTTAATTGATCAAGACTTAAATATTGATCAAGATTATCAACAAGATCAACAGGACCTCCCTGATACTCCTGTGAACGGTAGTATTGTTGAAAGAAGTCTACTGTCTTGGGACTTTGATCTAAAATATATTCGGGTAATTGTCCCTCTATCAGTTGGTGAACCTTTACTCTCGATTCGATACCAGTTTGTATCATATTTTATCCTCTTGTTAGCTCTCCATTGCTATAACTAGATGTTACCTTAAATCCAACTCCTGAAATCTTCTCACCTGAAGATATAGTGTCTTTAATCATATTTATCGTACTTTTTGAAACATCAAACTCAAGATATAGGTCTTTTAATCCAACTACATCATTAGATTCTGGGAATGCCTGAACTTCAATTATGTCGTCTGCTAAAACAGTATCAGTTATCAAAACTGTAGTTAAAATAACTTCACCTTTAACATAATCTACAAGACCTGCAGATTTTATAACAACTCTATTTTCTCCAGTTTCCTGAATTGGTTTAACTATTGAAAGAACACCTGTTCTTCCGTCTGAATTAGGAATATCTGTCAAATAAACTATGTCTGGTTCATTAATAATTCTGAATCCAGTACTTTTTATATTAAATCCACCTGAATTAACATGAAATCTGTTTCCGAAGCATAATTCATACTGTGCTTCTTGATTTACAAGAGCTCTCATGTTTCTTCTAATCCTAACTCTTGTAATATTAGAAGTTATAGCACGATCTACATCATCAATTACGTTTAGAACCTTACTATACTTAAATCTTCCACCAAATTTACTTAAATCAACAGAATTTGAGTAAGATTGAAGTGAATTTGAAACATTAGTTTTCAAATTATCAACGTTTGTAATCTGAGATGAGTTAAAATATACTGAAGAATCAACTTCAACATAAAGAATCTTAATATCAACAAGTTTTTGGTTAATTCCTGTTAATGCATAACTCTTCAATTTACTTAAAATAAAGTCTTTATCAAAATCTGATACAAAATCGCCATTTTTTGGTTTGATACTGATTCTAACAGTACCAAATTCTGGTGGATCTAACTCTTCACCACCAAC